TTAACGCTGTTATTTCTATCATAACATTACAATGGGGACATACGAACAATAAAGACATTATATATAAAAATGAAATATTAAAATATAGTTATAATAGAATGAGTGGAAATATAAATTTTGAAGATGTAGGAAAAATGATTGCTATTGTTGGTAAGAAAACTTTATATTTAAATGATAAACCTATCGAGGACGGCATGAATGAATATAAATGTAAAGGTGATTTAACTATACAACAAATTCCTGATAAGAAAACAGAACGCTCTGTATTATATATTACAGGACAATCAGGTTCAGGAAAATCATTTTATACTAAAAATTATATTGTCGAATATCGTAAAATGTATCCTAAAAATGAAGTATTTATATTTTCATCTTTGGCTGATGATCCTACATTAGATAAATTAAAATATACTAAACGCATTAAGATAAAAGAACAACCTTTTTTAGATAGTGAAATAGGAGCAATTGACTTTGCTAAATCTTTATGTATATTCGATGATTGTGATGTAATAAGTAATAAAATAATTAAAATAAAAGTATATAAATTATTAAATGAAATGTTAGAAATTGGTCGACACCATAATGTTTCTGTTATTTTTACAAGTCATAATGCAACAATGGGACTTGAAACAAAACGAATATTAAATGAGGCTCATAGCATAACATTATTTCCTCGTAATCTTGGAGGTAAGACTTCAAAATATTTATTAGATGGATATGTTGGTTTAGACAAGGAACAAATAAAGAAATTAAAAAAAGTTAATAGTAGATGGGTGACTATTTTAAAAACATATCCTCAAATGTGTATTAGTGAAAAAGAAGCATGGGTATTAAATAGTAGTGATTAATGAAATCATTAATTTAGACTTATGAAATCATTTATTCATTTTCTATTTTTCTATTCTATAAACTTTTATTGAAAATATATATTTTACTTTTTACTTTTATTCTATTAAGTCTAAAAGTAAAAAATGATTAAATGATTTCATAAGTCTAAATTAATGTTTTCATAATGTTTTTACATATATCGCAAAGGAAACTCACCATAACCATTCATTTCAATAGTAGGTTTAGTTTGGTACATTGATGATTTTTTAGGATCGTCTAAATTATAACACATACAACCTCCTAATTTTACAGGTTGAGAAACACCTGAATCATATATACGAATTTTTGCGTCAATACTCTGTGTAATTATTGATAAATCCTCACTAATTTTTTGTAAATCTACCTCTGTTTTATTAAATACATCTTTAAAAGCAGGTGCTAATCCTAATTGAGATGCAACTATTGAATTTGTATAACCTGTAATAACATTATCATAATTTTCGAAACTATCTTTATAAGCCTTTATTGTGTCTATATCTGTTAAAGGTAATGCGTTTAATGTTATTTTAGATATTGCTTTTTTCGCAGTATTAATAGACATATATAAATCAATTGTAGAACTTGCACTTGCTCTTTCAGGATTCTGTATTAATTTTTCTAACGATGGAATATATCCTTCAAGATTATTCTCAACATTTTCAAATGTTTTTATTAATGAATTGAAACTGTCTACATCTCCTTTTGGCGCTCCTATTATACCTGTCTGTTTATTACTCTCTAAATTTCGTTTTACTATTCTCTTTTGTGAATCATAAAATCCTCTCAATTCTTTTGGATTTCTACTATTTCCGTAATAGACAGGCATATATATATAATATTATATTTTATTTATAACATTATAAATTTTTATGGGATTGTTGGGAATTGAACCCAAATATAACGAGCGTCCTCGATATTTAATACCAATATCCCTTGTGTGTATTTGAGGATTCGAACCTCTATAAATTCTTTTTTATTCTACCTCGATATACACTTTATTTATTTTTATTTATTTTTTTATCTAATATAAACCATTTTTCTTAACAAACGAAGATGCCGCAATCATACCAAGTCCATGCTCCGCCATTACTTTCTTGACTATCGCCGCCCTCTGTGCTCGTCCACCACCAACAATACTTTTTACTTTCTTTTCAACACGACGAACAACAGGGGCTTTACGCACACGAGCAACAATTTCCTGCGCGAGTGGGTCTGCTAAAATTTTTTTAGATTTACGAACAACCTTACGCGCTACATTTTCAAGTTCGCCATATCCAAACAATTTCTTCGCTTTGCTTCCTAAATCTAATCCTTTTGAAACAGTATCCACAGCATAACCAGTCCAACGCTTTGCTTTCTTCAAGCGGTTTATTTTACCACCAACCGCATATTTAACGCCTCGACGAACAACCTCATCTGTTAGCGGTCGAATAATTGCTTGGGCTTGTTTTGATTTTAATACTTTCATTGTTGGACGAAGAAATTTAGTTAAATTAAAAGCGCCGCCCATCGCCTTTAATTCCATTAATCTTTCTCTATCCATTGGATACGCTCCGTTATTACCACTCAAAGCAACATCTCGAAGTCGTCCACCACCTAACATTTGAGGATTATGTTGTATTAAATCCATATGTTCTAAAAGACGATTGCGTTCACGAAGACGATTATTGTACGGCATATCAATTCCCAAATTTACATCAACAGGCATATATTATTACATAATATTATATTTTATTTTTATAATATTTAATTCAATACATACCGCTTAAACGAGATTTCATTTTTGCGCCAGCACTCATTGCCCCTGCACTCATAGCGCTACCCTTCATCGATCCCATAAACCTACGAGGGTGCATAGTTAAACCACGATTCAACATTCCACCTACCATACGATCAGGCATTACAACAGGAGATTCACCTTTCGCCCTATCAACTGCGTCGCGTGTTAACATTCCAGTATATATATTAGTTGTTCCCTGATTGAGAACCATTATCCCACTATTACAGGCAATTACGCATAACTCTGCGGCAACAGCAACCCCAAACTGATTAAAGACCTGTGCGGTAAATTGAAATGAAAACGCACCAAGAGAACCACATGAAAGATTGTCTGGAAGTGATAAATCAGTAGGCGAAATTACGAGCAACGAGCCAGTTGTAGCAACAAGAGCAGAATTACCAAGCCCAGTTGCGACTGTTGCTTTACCACTAAATTCACTCCAACTCTGTTGAGACTGATTTTTTATCGAAAGCCTATACAAATCAGGTTGAGAAGCACTCGAAAGAAGCCCTGACTGATTGTTAAGATTGATGCTAATTTGACGAATAGTTAAGAACGAAGATGTGTCTTTTACGGTTTGGCTCGACATAGGCTTACGAGCAACAATAATAAAATAGTCAGGAAGTTGAGCGAGTTGAATTGCCTGTGAAGTCACAGATATTTCCGTATTAGGGGCAATAACAGCACCAGCATTTATAGCGGACAAATAGCGCGGCAAATCAAAATACGGCACTACATTGCGAGTAGGCAAAAGATCACTTGGTTGACTCGAAAGAAGACGCAAAAGAATAGACGCTCCACCAGAAGGCGGTTTAAGTAAATTTGTAGCAACACCATACGACATTTGAAACAAATTATCATTAGCCAACCATTTGCCGCCATCAGGATCTAACCCTACTCCTGCCTGAATTCCACCTGCAACAGGGACAGTTCCAGTTCCACCATAAGATACTAAACGATTAAGAGTTGAGTTAATATTAAAAGTGAAAGCCATACTGTTTACACCAAGCATGCCCTGCTTGTTATTTTCAGGGTCAGCATAAATAAACGGCGACAAAAAGATGGGTTCAGTTGTGGTTGTAAATACTGTAACAACCCAAGTGTCCGTGACTGCGAGAGATATAGGCGAATGGTCTACATAAGCACCTAACGCATAACGATCTATCTGAACTATGCAGGGGTGAGCGCCACGAGGAGCAAGGCAACCGTCATATGACTTGTTCGCAAGTCCAGCCAACGGCGAACAATTCGAAGCGAAAGCATCAGGATAAGTTCCAAATTCTTGGTCTGGTAGAGAAGGACACATACCGTTATGACGAAACAACTCACGATTATCATTAAGACGAAGAATCTGCGGTAAAACATCGTTCAAATTAATACTGGTGGTCGAGTTATTTATAGTTGCACTTGCGGTATTCATAACGGAAGCAAGAGGGAACGCTTGAAGTGATGCGGTTGACCCCCAAGAAATAGCGCTTACACCAATGGCGACGGTGTTAATATTGATTCTAAACTGTAAAGGTGTGGAAATAAGAGCATCACGACCTACAACTATATTTTCACTTGGGACTTGAATATTATATGTCTGCACGCTATTGCTTGTTGAGGTGGCGGCGAAAGACTGGTAAGTCGTAGAATTCGCACCACTCTTAACCGCATAAACTAAATCAGTTGTAATATCAGCAAGGGTAGGATCTTTAACAAGTACGGTTTTGAAATCACTCGACATCTTATAATATAATGAAAGATAATAATTTTAAATATTAAAAATAATTATCTTAAAGTTTGCTTAACTACGATTTTATTCTCTCAAAGAGAATCTTCATCGTCACACTTTCTCCACTAAATAATTTAATAGGGATTAATTCACCAGTAGTTATTTTGTAAAAAATATTAAGGTCAACACTATATAAAGGTCTATTTCCTTTAAGAGAGATACGCCTATACTCTGCACTTGGATTATATACTAAATTTGGGCGGTAGTTGCCGTCTTCACTTACAATATCAG